ACCCATGTACTCGAAGATGGACTCGTTGCTCGCCGCAATTACCATTGTCTCCCAGGTGTTGACATCCCGCATAGTGGCGGTGCTGTCGAGGCGCGTCTTCTCCTTGCCTTGAGATACCTGAAAGGCCAGTGTGCAAAACTCCTCCATTGTCTTCGTGCCGCGAAGTTCGTCCCAGTAGGCGGGAAGGTTATTCAGGAAGCCGAGCTTACGGGCCACTGAGAGGCGTGTGTCGTCCACAGCGCTCATGCCGTGAGTCGGTGATCCCCACACAGATTGGGCACATCTGAGGGCTGACGACTTGCCAACCCCCGATTCCGCCGAAACAATGGATAAAATACCGCCTGAGACGCCCGTGAACGTGAGTAAAGGCGCAGCGAATGCACTAGCTAGGGTGGCTGTGAACGCTGCGTGGTCCTGTTTCGCCAGAAACGCGGCGACGCGGAGCCACGGGTCCTTCTTGCCGGTGGCTTCGTACATGCGCCCGATCGCTTGGAACTCTTTTGCACAGCGAACGCCCAGTTTTTGAGTGCCGTCGCTTAAATACGTAGTGGACCCATCAGAAAAACCTTCAATGGCCTTCTCCTCCCCCACGCGATACCAGCCAAGTTGCTCTGTGACGGAGTTTACCTCTCGCTCATCTTGTAGTTTCTCAAGCCATGTACCCATAAAATCTTTGAATGGATTAACTTCCTTGCCTCGCAGGGGGGCGCCGAAACTTGCCATCGCTTCCTTTAGTTTGTTGTCGTTGCCGAGGAACCCGGCAGGTATAATGATCTGTAAGTCTACCGCGTTCCGTAATTTCGCTACAAAGTGAATGTCGTAGAAATTGCTAACATCCGACTTCGATATAGTAACCCCATCGAACACCCGTCGTAAAGTTGGTGCCCACTCATATAGCATCGAGTCAGGGTTCAGCATTTTACGGTCCATGCCACGACCATCAGGGTTGACTCGCCAGCTAGTGAGCGCGGTACCAATCGCAACCGCTATTGATTGCTCAACACCTGTTACGAGCGGTGTTTTGATCTTCCCGTTGTGTGGACACTCGGCGCACACTGTCGGACGATACCCTGCGAGCGTCCTACACAACGTGGGACCTGCATCGTTCGATAGCCGCTGGGCATACTTCTCATTTGTTGCTCCCGGGCTGTAGTCGATATGTCCTTTGGATATCTCATGGACCCACATTTCGCCATCTGTGCAATGCTTAAGGAGTTGGAGTGCAGCCGTCCACTCAGGCTCGGAACACGAGGCCCCTGCATCATCGACCCAGGATTTTGAAACCCCGCATTCCTCAATGATATTTCCAAAGAGGGATGTAACAGGCTCGAACGTCCCCACTCCCCTTCCAGAAAATTCCTCCACTGCACTGTCTGTGCGTTTTGCATAATCGGGAACAGGCCCGAGAACATCGCCTGCCCCCACTGCTCCGCACCGGGTAGGTAATGCTCCTCCCAAGGCGACTTCAAGTGCTCCGGGATCGTATCTTTTTCCCCCGTCATAAATGAAGTAGACAGGCTTGGGGCTTGCTTTCTCTTTGTAGTTTCGAGTACCGGGAGGACGTAGAACGCGGCAGGGGTCAGCTGTGCATACGGGGTCAATGGAAAGTTGATGTCCAAGAGCAAGCTCCTTTAATTTGTCGGCCATGGGCTGCCAACGTGCGAGCGGTACACTTTCGGTGAACGCCCAATACACGTGAAGGCCATTACCAGAGTGGACAAGGATCGACGGTGCGGGTATCCCTGTCCGTTTTGAAAACTCACGGAGAGCGGCGACTACTGCCGTGGGGTTCGATAGCCCGCTTTTGAAGTCGATATCGAACCAAAGTGCTTTCAACTGATTAACGTTATCGCGAACCCGCAAAACCTTTTTACCTTTTGCGTCAGGGTGGAAGCCCTGTTTAAAGCTCGCGAGCGCGAAATAGATGTCGTCTGTACCCGCAGCGAACCTGCGGATCACTTTTAATGCGTCGGCTTGGGATTTAGCAATAGAGTGGCGGAAGCCTCTATCGTTTTTCTTACCCACGACGAAAATTCCGTCCGGCACTACCGCTTTAAGAAAGTCGGAGAGCTTCACTTCGTCGCCTTAAAGTGGAGGGCCGAGGGGCCAAGAGGTTTAACCCCCCGGTTCTCCCGCTTAGTCCAAGATGGAACTAAGCATTTTGTCGAAATCACCGTCATCTGGCGCAGCGGTAGCAGCAGGTTCTGGAACTACTACGGCGGCGGGCGCAGCGAGGGCTGGTTCCTCCAAAATTGGTGCTGCTACAGGAGCAGCGGGCGGCGGGGCGATTTCATCTGGCGCAGCCTCTATGACATTCTCTGCGTCGGCTTCCACTGCCGCAGCACGTGGTGGGACAGGTGCGATATCCTGTACTGGTACAGAGAATAGCTCCTCCTCAACAGGCTGCAATTTGGGAGACGGAGAAGGAGCCGCTACCTTTGCTTCAGCAGTCGGCTGCGCGAGGCCAGCGCCTGCTACATCAACCGGGCTTGCGGTAGTTCCTTCTCCATCACTGACTGGTACATTTTCAAGGGCTTCATTGAGTATGCGCCGTGTGTCTTCGCTGTCACGTAACTCCAGAGCCACATCCACTTCGGGCTTTGATAAGAAACGAACGGCCTTGAAAGTGAGTTTCGGGAATGCAACCTCTGTGTCAAACCCGATCCGGGTGATCAGCACGTACGGCGGAACGCCCTTCGGTTTTAACACTTTTTCGGCGTAGTCTTTGAGCGGATTCAGTGTTGCCGGTGGGATACGCAAGAGCAGTACGTCGATGTCGTCTTTCGTTCTTTGCCCGGCGGCAACTTCCTCCAGCTGGTGCATAAAGGCTACAGCGACACGGCGAACATCAGAGCAAGCCCTTGTCTTCTTGCCTTCGTCTGTAACCTTTGACCCCCACACGTTATTGGGGCAACCCGCACAAGCTAAAGCAATGGGGTTGGTGACGCCAGAATCAGGCTTGGCACCATCAGCTGACCAGCAGCGTGGTGGTGACTGATCCCCCTCGACGTATTTAGCGTCATAGTGGACCTTCGACGGCACAGGGTTCGAGCGGAGCATTACAACCTCGATAGACTGGATTGCTTCTTGCTGCTCATTGAGATAAACCTGCTCCTCGCCACCTTTACGAATACGCCATGTGCGGCCTTTATAGGAGATTACTGGGAAGCCACTTGTGACACCCCCGGAAAACTCCTCGAACGCTTCAGGCGTAACTATATCCTGCAAATGAGCGGGCAGGGCCGTTACTGGTTTTGCTACTTGTTGTCCTGTCATTACTATTTTCCTTTGCGAACACCGATCACTTTTGTCTCGGTGTAGTTAACGCCCGGCACCACTGTGCCTGCTTGATTAAGTTCACGCACGATTGTTTTGTTTGCGCGAACGTCCAATACCTCCAGATTTTTTGTCTGAAAGACAAACGTAAGGAACGCATTGCGGTCCTTTATGGAGGCGTTCGATTTGATCGAGGTATACACCGTGCCAGATGGCCCCGAAAGAGAGTCACCGCCTGAGGCTTTGATGTCCTTCATCAACTCGCCTTCAAGCTTTGCCATAGCAGCGTTGACTCGCTCCATGGATTTTTTGAATTCAGCATCGGCGTGTTTCTTATGCTCGCGAAGCCGTACGTAGTTTGAAACTCTCTCTTGTGTGTTCATAAATCTAGCCTTAGTTGCTTACCAGCATGGGTGATTATTTCTGATCGGGGTTTGTTAGCCCGGGCCACTTCATCAGCGATTACTTCACTTGCCGGTTGGCCGAGCATTTTGTCGTCGCGCAGTATTAGCGTTGCAAGGCCAATACGGGCGATCATAATTCGGGAAAGTTTTGCGTCATGCAGTGAGCACATGTACCGAATAAATAAGTCGAGTTCACGTCGGGTAACTGTAATAGATACTGTCGCATCTTTCTTCGACCCGCGAGACATCAATTCTGTTGCTTCGAGATTCTTTGCGAAGCCTTTAACGAATTCGTTGTTGCCTTGGTTGACTTGCTCTTGCAGGGCTTTGATGATGCGGCGGAGTCGCCAGCGGTTGAGCCATTTTTGAAAGGGGCTCATGTAGCAATGGAGTTGCGTGGGGTCGGGCTCGCGGTGGACTGCCATAATTGTCGCCTTAGTTGTCGTCGAACATGTCGAGGAGCGCACCTTGTATGGATGCTTTCTGCCCTAACCGAGAATAAATTTTACTCTCGATGGGGGAGCCAGTCAAATGAATAATAAGAGATTTCCTAACCTGCCCCGGGCGTTGGATTCTAGCACAAGCTTGCTCATACGTCTCCAGAGAAGTTGTTGGGGTGAACCAGATGATCGTGTTAGCAGCTGTCAGAGTCAGGCCGTGCGCCATGCATTTGGGGTGAGCTACAATCATGGACTTGTCAGGGCTGTTCTGAAATGCGCCAAAGATTTCGTCCCGTGCTTTCTTCGGTGTGTCGCCTGTGACGAGCACGCAGGCGATCTTCTTTTTCAGCATACGTATGTGAAGCTCGTAAGCAGCGTGTTTGAAGTCCGCGAAGACGATCACTTTGCCTTGCGACTGCTCGTACAGATCCACGACCTCTTGAACCCTCTTACGGTTATCTAGGGACACTACGCCCTTGTCAGCCGTGTACACCCACCCGCAGGCTACCTGCATGAGCTTCATGAACAGAACGCCCTCGTTGGCAGCAGTTACCAGCCCCTCCCTGAAGGCTACTTTTAGCTTTTTCATCAGCTGGTCGTAGACCTTTTGGACCGTCTTCGACTGCTCGATTTTGACTGTTACGTAACTCACGTCAGGAAGTTCGAGGCAGTCATCTCGTTTGTACCTAACAGCTGGCTGAAGCATGGCATACACGTAGTCGTTGGCGTCCTTCTTGGGTATCCAACGGAACTGTGAAACCTGGGTCATGGTCTTGCGTTGGAATTCCTTCTTCCACTTGGGCGCCCGGCTCGGGGTAAGCATTTTCGCGATCCCCCATGCATCTGTTGGGTTGTTCGGTGTTGGGGAGCCAGTCATCCCCCATGCATATGGTGCGTCTTTAACAACGGTAAATACATTTTGCCAGCGATCGGTTTTCTTGTTACGGAAGCACCCGATTTCATCGACGATTACAACATCGAACTTCATAGCCATGAGTTCATTGAGGACGACGCCGACACCATCGTGGTTGATCACATAGAAGTGGTGTTCTTTCTTAAGTTGTTCCTCCCGCCGTTCCCGTGTGCCGTAGATCACACCTACTGATAAATGGTTGAAGTACTGGAAGATCTCTCTGTCCCACACCTGTGACAGCGTAGAAAGCGGGGCAATGACAAGCACCTTTTTGATCTCGTTCTTTTGGAACATGTGATCACAAGCGAATAAGGCAGCGCGGGTTTTACCCGTACCCATTTCAGAGAGCACATACGCTCGCGCATTCATGGTAAGCAATGCGGCGGTGGTCTTTTGTGTCGTGAACGGCGCCGGGCTTACGGGCCATTGGTACTGGTTTAAGATAGGTGCTGGAACTACAAACCCAAAGTTGCGAGCGAGTCGGGTTACGTCAGTCGTATGAGGGAGTGCCATCAGCGTGTCCCCCTTGATTACGACATCACGGGCCTCGGGGATTATTCCATACAGCCCTTCATGCGGGGGCAGATAGAACTCCCGAGCCTGACTGTTAATTATTGCCCGAGTAGAAGCCATCCTTCCAGCGCCTCCATACCTGAAAATGTATCTTTAAGAGTGACCATGTTTGATCCATGACCTACATTATCGCCGGGTTTGAATTCCTCGCCAACTACGAATACGGTGCCTCCCGTTGCTTCAATTTCGTCTCGTATCAATTCCTGTCGAGCGGTCAAGTGTTTCCCCGGGGCCTTCGTTTCAACGGCATAAAATCTGCCTTGGTGACTACCATAAAAATCAAGCGCGGCACTACCATACCCTGACTGTACAGGCATGAAATAGTAAGCGTGGTATTTCTTCAAGAGCTTTTT